ATCTGCCAAAACTCAATCGCAGTTACCGTTGCTTCGCCGTCGATCTCTAATGGAGTTGTCATTCTATATCATCTCCACTCTCTTCGCAGTAAAAGTCACACTTATTACGGCAATTACACTCGCCGCCGCCGTAGAGCGCCTTCTTGTGGGTAACATTCGGTACGTCGCTGTCAATCGTTCCTTCGGCTATTTCTACTATCTCCGTGCCGGTTTCAACGGGTACTTCCGTGAAGTGGTAATCGGTGGCGTTATGAACTAACGTTGAACTCGCTTCAGTGTCGATGCCCCACGAACGATAGATGGTTCCCATGCTACCCGCCTCTCGCAGTCGGCAAATGATTGAGGTCAACGCCGAAGAAGTGACACACGATGTACATGGCGAATATCGCCAGCACAACGTAAATCAGTAGCTTGAATATCGCCGGGATCGGCGCGGCCCTCTGCACTTGATAGCAAACGTAGCCTACGATGAACAGGATAAGCACGAGCAGCAGGATTGAGACTAGCATGTTGCACCGTCTTTCTATTCCTTGACTAAAACTGTGGTTGTTTCACCCTTGAGATTGAAACAGTATACCGTAAGGCCGGGCGGGAGCGTTAACGGTACCCACGTGGTTTTCAGCGGTGCCTCAGTCGCCTTCAGTAGCTTAACAGCTTCCCGAATGGTGAGTTCGTTCATACAAACGTGTTCCCCGGTGCATCCGCCACTGTGAAAGCGGGCAGGTTCGGCTGAGGGGTGATACTTACCTCTGCGCTCGCCGCCCCTTCCCCGCACGAATTAGCCGCCTTGACTGTGTAGTAAGTCGGTACGCCATACGAAGCGTTGACATCATTATACACCAATCGCGTAATTCCCGCAATAAGCAATGTTTCCGTGCCTGTCGCAGTTCCACGGTAGATGCTGTAGCTGGTCGCGCCTGCCACTGCCGCCCATGTGAGGTACGGCAGGCCGAGAGCTAGGCTGATGGTCACTGATCCTGGGGCCGCTTGCGGTACAACGAGCGTCGCCGCGCTGAGGGTAGGGCAGTACCCGCTATAGTTCGTGCCGTCTGTAGCGCGAACGCGGTAATAGAAAGTCGTGTTTGGCGTCGGGTTATCGGTGTACGTCGGACTTAACGGTGTTCCCACTTCACTCCAAGAACCGGTTCCTGTTGCTGACCGTTCCACGCTGTAGCCGGTCGCACAGGTCGAACCTGTCCATGCCAGTATGATTGTTCCCGCGCATGTTCCGGTAGCCGTAACGTTCGACGGAACCGAAGGCGTGCAGGCCGTGACTGTGACCGTTGTGATCGACGTGAAACCCAACCCTGTCATTGTCAACGTGTAGGTCGTCGTGACCGCAGGTGACACGCTGAACGTGCCATCCGCCCCCACGGAGCCGATACCGTGGTCTACGCTCGCTGTAGTGGCGTTCTCGGTATGGTAGGTGATCGTAACGCTCGCGCCCGCTTGGATAGAGGCAGGGGAGGCCGTCAGTTTGCCGTAGGGTGCAGGCCCGCATAAAATGAATGTCGGGTCGGGTGAACCGTGCGTGTTATTCGTGTAACTGTCATCGGCGAGGTAGACCGCAATCGGCCCGCCTGTGTGCTGAATGAACTGCTCAATTCCACCGTTCGCCGTATCGCAAGTCGCCTGATTAGGATACGACACCACGTTACCTGGCGTCATGTATACCTGGTTGCCGTAAAGGATGAAATTCCCGCCCGGCTGAGATGTGGGGCTTGCAGTGTTGTCCCTGCCGTTGACTGTAATGCCACCGCCTGCCTTGTACCTATAGCCGCCGTTGATATTCCGTACCCGGTACAGCCCTGGAGGATAAGTTGCACCGCTGTTAAAGTAGGTAGGCGTTGCCGTTTTTGTGTTGACACGAACGCCGGCAACGCCTATTACCGTCACTGTCGCCGTATCGGTCGCCGTGATCGTGTTCTTGGTCGCCGTGATCGTGTAGACGGTATCGAAGGATGGATAGACCGTCGTCGAGCCACTTGCGGACACGGAACCGACGCCGTTGTCGATTGTCACCGTATCCGCGTTCGTGGTTGTCCACGTGAGTAAGACGCCAGTGCCTACGCAAGGGCTGTAGGATGCCGGGTCAGCGTCAATGGTCGCAGTCGACCCCGCCGTGAACGCACTTCCCGAGGGAGCGCGTAGTCGGTAGATCGTCGCCCCTTGAGTAAGTAGCAGTGAGCCATCAGGAAGCACTATGCCGGTACTTGCCGGTTGGCCGATGAAGTCCCCGCCCGTCGCTATGCCGCCTTGCGCCTTCGTGGACAGGTCAATTGAAGAGACGATGCCCGTTCCGCCATAGGCTATCACGATGCCCGCAAGAAGGCCGTACACCTGAGCCGCGCCCGATGGGAAAAAACTGGTTAGATTATTGCTTGTGAATGTGATTGAACCAGAGCCGGTGTCTATCGCGTCGATCGTACCATTGGTCAGGTCAACCATTACCCCCTGATAGACTGTCGAGCCGTCTGCGGATATACCGAAGCCTGCGGAGAGGTGAGCGTGGGAATGGAGAACGCTCGTCGTGTGCGCTATCGGGTCGCCGGTGAGAATGTCGGTCGATGTCCCGCCGTGAACGATTAACTGTCCGTGAAGGATGTCGGCTTGAATGCACTCCGCTTGAGTGAGGGTGAACACGTCTCGAACATAGACGCCGTGACTGTTAATCTCCGTGACTTTGCCGTCGTCGTAGTTCGTGATATACAGATGACCGTTTAAGACGGCCATACGGCCCGCGTTACGGCCCAAGAGGGTTGCACCTAGGGTAAGGTCGCCGAAGTGCTGTCCGTCCGCTGTAGAGACGCCGTAGCGGATTTCGCCGCCAACGTCGGAGACAATGACGTTACCGCCAAACAGCCCCACACCCTGCGGCCCGTAGGATGCACCACCAGAAGTAAAGCCGTCCATCCAGAGGGTAAGATTCCATCCTGCGGTTACAGCGTCAGAGGTGAGGGTTAGGGACATTTACTTACCCAGCGGAACCGGCGGAACCTTGTAAATCATGTTGCGATCGTAATCCGTCAACTTCGCCCAAAGCGCCATACAGCCCTTCAGCCATTCCGCGTTCCACTTTACCCCGTACTCTTCTAGGAAGTTGTCGGAGGAGTTCTTGAAGGCAATCATCCACGCCGCATAGAATACCATCAGCTTTTCAAGGTCTGGCCGAAGCCACGCCGCCGCTGTTCCACTGCCCGCCAATGCTGCCGGGATTGCGTAACCCTGTACCGTGATAGTCACCGGGCCTGCGCTTGGAACCGGGTAGATGCCTATTCCGTCACCTTGTACGTACCAGTTAGCGGGGGCCGTTGCGGAGGGGGTCAGGTAGTCAGGGTGGTACTGCTTCAGCGCGGCGATAGACACCGGGCCTTGAAGATCAACGGTGTACTTTACATCCGTCGCCAGCCAGAGGGTTTGCGAGGAGCTTACCGTCAATCCGGTGAGGAGAACGCTCTTGGTATTCGCCGCCCAAGCGTACGTACCGGTATCTTTGATGGGGTAGCAAGTCGTCGCGAGTACTGCTGCCGCTTCGTTCAGGTATTGCGTGATCGTCGCGGTAGTCGTTATCGTCGGGGTCGTTGACGTGCCACTGTCGAGGTCGCCTCTGTGACTGGTAGATGCCAGATTGAGGCGGCTGAGTACGTCATTTTGAAGCTGTGTAAGGGTTTGCGCCATAGGTTTAGCTCAACAGGGACGCCGCCGCAACTTTGAAATATCGAACCGTTACGATGATCGCGCCAGCGGAACCGGTGCCTACAATCGCGCCTTGAATCTTCTTCCCGCTTGGGAGGTAGATCGGCGTCTGAACAGGGGTAAAGTTCTTCCCGCCCGTCAATGCGCCCAAAAGGCCCGTGCCGGCAGCAAGCAGTACATCAGGCGTCGTGTTGTTAGTTGCGAGCGCGGCAGAGACTAACCCCAACGCCGCCACGCTATTAAAAATGGTCACATCCTGTATCAGTATATCCCCACCACTGGCAGTCAGCACGTCGTACGTTCCCGCGACCTGCGCGAGGTTCAGGGTTGCTGTTACCACAAAAAGTTGATTAGTCGGAGCAATCGATGGTGCCCACAAGCTAGACATGATGGTTACTCCTAATTATAGTGAACGATAACATTGTGATCGGCAGCAGTAGCGGCGGTGTACGTGCCCTGAGTCGTTGACATCGCCCATGTGATGCCCGTGCTACAATAGATACCGTTAGGCCCGAAGAAATCATACCCTAGCGTCTTATTGCCTGGCTGAGACGCGGAGCCTGCGGGGATAGGGAAGGACTCTATCGGCACTTCACTACCCGCAAGGGCAGTACCGGTATTGTGGATTTGGAACCACCGCAAGGCCGCGTTGACGTTACTCACATCGAACGCCTTGAATAAGCCTGCGGCATTCTTCGACCGATGGTTAATCGCGGTGCCATAACTCACGTCGATGGAATCAGAGTAAGTCGCAGCAATAACCGGCTTCTGCGCGGTAGGTGTTACCCCGTTCGCCGCATCACTGCCCGTTGTGCCGCCCCCAGCGCGTTCGATATCGACAAGAGGCACGCGGCCTAATGCGACATACTGAGACTGCGCGCCCAATTTATTACAACCTGCTGCCGGGGCCGTGTTTACTGTCCCGTCCGGCAGTGCACTACGGGATTCATATACCGCCCCGCTGAGACTGCCGACAAAGCCGTAGTAGTTAGCCGGGAGTGGGGTACCTGTCGTGACGGTATTCGCGGTATTATAAAGTGAGGTCAACGTGACAACAGAGTTACTGATCGTATAAGAAACGATCCCGCCCTCTTGCTCGCCGTGTATCCCCACGAAATACCCGGTCAAAGTGACATCAGGAGACGCCACCCGGATAAATGCGTACGCTGAGAGCGCTGGGGTTTTACCGCTCACGTCTACTAATCCATCTAAGAAATCGCCGCCTGCTTGTGCCATTTAATTACTCCTACCACTTGCATAATATTACCTAGCCGAAGTCTAACGGATTTCCGTCCGTGCCTGCGTATCTCAACCCGGCGTAATTGTCGATATACGACGGAACCATAGTTGCCGCCGTAAACCGTCGCACCTCGGCTTCAAGCTTGCCCTTCTCAGTCGCGAATTCTTCTGCGATCATCGGCCTACGCGCAAGGTTCTCTTGTGTCGGGTTCTGAATGATCCGAAGTAGGCACGCTTTATACATCACACACATATGCGCCCGATCTGGCAGGGGGCAATTCGCCGTTAGCGCGTCCCATGTCGCACCCGGTACAGCGTAACCCTCAAACACAAGGCCATAGCCCGATACTGCTAAGCTGTTATAGTTCGGCACTGGGTACAGAATAACCTGATTAAGCCCTAGGTTAATCCATACCATCGGCTGAACAGTTGCTACCTGATCGCGCCACGTGCTAGACCACTGATCCATATTGGTAATCGTGGTGGGGGCAAGCGTATGGCGCACGTTGGAACTATCGTAGCACGATACCGCCTTGATCTTGTAAAGCTGAGGCGCGTTGTACTGCGCTTGGTTCGCTATAAGGTCGGTCGATGCCGTGAGGTAGTAACAGTCCGTAGCTCGTGCGATTTCGTCAGCAGCAGTCGAGGCAAGGCGAGACCACGCAAAGGGGTTCGTTGCAATCGCAGTGCCTTGCAACTCGCCTAGCATGTCCTGAGCGGTCGTGATGATGTCTTGGCGTGTCATGGTTTAGAGGCCGGGGGCAGTCTCGCTGAGGGTTGGCACAGTCTTGCGCGGACGGTACACTTGGTCTTCTTTGCGAAGAGGTTGCACATATCCCGCAATAACAGCCTGGATATAGATCGTCTCTGGCACTTCGACGCTTTCATTGCGAGCGATCTCATACCGATACCCGTTTACCATAATCGGCACAGGTATTAAGTTGTGGCGCTCATCGGCGTTCTGGTCATCCGGGATAAGGATGGTGAACTTTTGCTGCTCATCCAAAAGTGCCTTAGTCTTTGCGTCGCCTTCGAGTGAGTATGGGTCAACAGGCCCACGCTCAATAGCAAGGGCGCGATCTAGTTCTTTAACTGGCATAATGTTTCCTTTTACTAAGGGAGGGTGACAACCGTCACCCTCCCGATGATTTAACCGGTCGTTGCGTGCTCAACGCGCACAACAAAGTTCTGGTTAGCGATAACACCGCCGTAAGTCATCTTCCAGCCGGCACTTTGGCGCTGGTCAAGCGGGTCAGCCGCCCCAGCGGAGCCAAGTGGCTTGATAATGTTCTTGAGATTTTCACCATCCACCATCGTTTTTACGAACGCATCGCGCCCGAAGATGAGCGTGCCGTAAACGTCGATGCCGCCCGCGCCCGCAGCAGTGTACTTAGTGCCAAGAGGTGTTTCAATGAACCGAACGCCGTAAAGCGTGCCGACTTCGCCGTTATACAAATCCATCTTGTCGCTGTACTCTTTCACCGCGAGCCATTCGTTAATGCTCATGATGTCAAAGGTCGTGTCGGGGTGGATAAGGCCTATGAAAGACCCATTTACTTCCTTGGCAAAGTTACGCGCAAGGTTACGTTTGGCCTTTTTTATCTCAACGCCGGTCATGTTGTCGCCGCTCTGGATAGTGGCACGAGACACGCGACCGTTGGCGTACTGGACGTTCGAACCGATGTTCATGAAGTTCCGGGAAAGAACGTCCGTAGTTTCTGCAGCCTGGAACCCAAGTCGCTCCACTGTGTCCGTCACCACCGGGTCAATCGACGCAAAGGAGATGACATCGGACAACTGCACGAAGTCGCCGTACTGTGCCACGGAGACGGTCACCGGAGTAACAGTCAGCGCGTTTCCTGCGGGCGTGACACCTTCGGTCAATGCCGTGGTTGCCGTCGAAAGTCGCTCCCAACGGCGCATAATCATTGTTGTACCAGTGTTGCGCGGAATGGGGATGGGGTCGCAAAACTGAGCATGCTTGAGGTCAGGGAGTGCCGCCGCAAGTTGCTTGTTCGCGTAATACTGCCGGACTTCTGCCGGGATCGATCCACCGGCCTGGGGTGTTGTCCCCGGCCCGAATACTTGAGTTGTAGCCATTTATAAAATCCTCGGTTGTTAAGTTAAGCCCCAACCTGCAAAGGCTGAGGGGTTTAAGTTGATAGGTATGCGCGGCGGTTTTCCAGCGCTAGAGCGTCTTGCTTCGCAGAATATGCTTTCCAACCCTTCGGGTCAGCGATGGGGTCAGGTATTTTGCCTAGCGCAAGGGGGACAGTACCACCAGCACCCTCTGGCGAAGGAGGCGCATTTTTCAAGCTCTCCTGGAATGCGGCAACCGCACGGTCTGCAATCGCCTGCTCTCGCTCGGGTGTGAGAACCTCGCCAGCGGACTTCTTGCCTGCCTCGAATGCCTGCTGAACTCGGCTATGCATGGCTAAAAAGCCAGCCCTAACGGTTTCAGGAGAACCATCAGGCAATTGCTGTAGTATCTCAGGCGGGAGATCTACCCCGAACTTAGCAAATTCTTGTTTTGCCTGTGCAACCTCAGCCCGCACTGCCTGCTTGCGGTAGCTCTCGTTACGAACTTCGGTTTCGAACAGTATCTTTTCGGCTCGGGCCTCGCTCTCAGAATATCCTTCTTCGAGCTTGTCAAGTCGTATCTGTTCGGCGCGCTGTTCAAGTGTCAGTAGCTCCTGCCGCTCTGCTTCGACCTGTGCGGCTTGCTCCTGTTCCGCTTGCGCGGCCTCGAAATACTGCTCTAATGTCTCGTGCTGAGTGTTTTGTTTCACCCATTCGGTGTTTGAGCGGTAGGTATCAGGGTCAAGCCCCAACCGTCCAGCGGCGAGGGCTTCACGGACACGGGCTTCGGAGGCTGTTTCAAGTTCGTTGTACTTGCTCTCAAACTCCCTAGCCTTTGTATTTACTTCCTTGAAGCGATCATACGGGACAGGCCCACGCTCCACAGTTTCATCGTCTTCACCGTTGCCTTCATCACCTTCCCCGGCCCCTATCGCGGGCTGCTCGCCTGTGTCATCGTTTCCAGCGGGTTCGGCAGATTGTTCGGCTACGGGTTCGAGATCGGTAGGCGTTCCCGTCTCATTGCTTAACGCCTGTTCTAACTCATCGGCCATTGTGTTTTATTGCCCTCCCAGGCAAAGTGTTATTTCTTCTTACCTCGTATAAGGTTGGGGACGCCGGGGTACGGCATCGCGGGTTTTGGCATGTCCATCGCCAGTCCAGTCATTTTAACCGGCGCTTTCGGCATAGCCGCTGGTGGGCCTACAGGCACCAGAGGAGCCTTCGGCGCAACCTTCGCGGCCTTCGACTTCGGCGGGTGCGCGTAGTGCTTTAGGTTGGCGATAGGGTTGCGCTTGGGTGCGGTGACTGCCACGGTGGGTAGCACAACCTTCGGCGCGGTCGCCTTCTTTTTAGTAGTCGTGAGTTTCGCCATTGCGTTACCCCTTTAAGTTGCGCTACCCGCGAAGTACGGGAAGAACACGCCACCGTCAACGTAGGTTGCAGCGGAGCCGACAAGGCGGGCATCCGACAAAGCAGTCGTGCCGGCAACGAAGTTTGTACCGCTTCCGGGTGTACCTGCGTTGATAGCGATACGAACGGTGCCAATCGGGCAAAGGCCGTCTGCGATAGTAGAACGCTCGGGCAGGAGCGCGGTGCCTACGCCGGTTGACTGAACGCCCGCAACGATTGTCGGGGTGCCAGACGCATTAAGCAGGATAACGTAGAGCCGCTCCTGCACACTGGTTGCGTTGGCGATAATGTCGTGCGTGGTCGCAGTAAATGCGACTTCGGCGGTGGTCTTCGACTTCGGCACGCCGCTAGAGGTGTACTTAGTCGTGTTGGCGATCTTGACAGCGGTTGTGGCGCCGCTACCGATAACGAGACCGGGCGGATTACCTGAGTTGAGGCGGTTCATGTCGTCGCGGAGTCTCAAGTCCGCGTCGTCCATAGAAGCCTGATGGCTCCCGACTACATCGGGGTTACGTACGTTCATTGATAAGTTTCCTTTCCGGTGCTACCGGTGATTACGGGGTGAAGAAGCAGTACTGAACAACGCCGCCGCTTTGGTTGGAAGAACCGACGCTAGCGAACTCAAGGTTGTCGCCTGTGCCGGTATCGCCGTATCCAAACTTATTGAATGGCAGCGAAACGGTCTGATTTGCGGCGGCGATCATCGGGCCTACCATTGAGGCATGAGAGGTTGACGTGTTGAACGCACCAGAGCCGCCTGCGGTTGTGTTAGTCCAATACGCCGAAAGTAGGCGTATTTTCTGGCCTGCCACACCCGTTACGACCGTCTGAGGCGTTGACGCGACGGCAAGGTTAATGGGCGCTTTGAGAACCGCGCACGCTTGTCCGTTGATGTAAATCTCGTTGCCGTTGTCGGCATAAAGCGGGTAGTCGGTCGCGCCCGCTGGTTTAGTCTGCGGGTTAGCAAATGTGGGCGTAGTAATTGCCGCCATATTGATTGTCCTTCTGGCTGGTTAGGCCGGGGTGATTGCGAGAGCTATTTAAAGCCGATCTTACGGCCATCGTCACGGCGTTTGAATGGTTTGCGGTATCCGTGATCGGTGTTACCTGCTGGGTTGGCTTTGCGAGTCGCACGAGAGCGGTCTTTATGCCACTTGTCGTTTGCGGCGTCCATGTCGGCCCGCGTGGTCAGCTTGCAGAACATAGGAACTACACGCCACGGCGAAAGCCCTATCCATGTATCTTCGTCCATGGCCTACACCTCAAGCTCGGACAGTAGGCGCGAAATCCACTCCGAGATACCGAAGGCTCTCTGGCTTGCGGTTTGCAATTCGGAGGCGAGCGGGGACATCGCCAAGACCTGATCTGGCTCAATGTCCTTGTTGTTACCCGGCATCGGTCGCAGTACCCGGCCAAGTCGCTCCTCAAGGCAAGTCAACCTATCCTCGATGCTGTTATGCGCCAAATGAAGCTGTGAGAGCTTCTCGTCTACTGCGCCTACGCATTCCGGTGTATCCGCTTGCGGTGAGTTGATACCTCGGTGAGAAGCTCCACCCATTCCAGTGGTCAAGTTAGGGTCATACGATTTTGGCATTGTCTTTATCCTTTTGTGGTTGGTTTCGGCTTCGCGCCGTTCGCGCTAGCAGGTACGGGAGGCGGCGGTATCTTACCTTCGAAGCCCGCCTCTTTTTCAATGTCCAAAACCCCTGTTGGGTCTGCGGCGGCGGTGAGTTGAGGGTGCTCAAATTTCCACTTTGCAAGCTCAATGTCTGCGGCGTGCTGCATCTGCAACTTCTGTAACTCAAAGTCATTTTTGGCCTTGAGTAAGTCAATCTCGTGCTGATGCTCTGCGGCCTGTACCTCGCGGTCGTGCTCAAGTTTCAACTGTGCGTTATGGTCATCTATGCCTTGCGCGGTCATCGCCTGCTCATGCGCGGCGGCGAGGGCTTGCTGTTGCGAAGCGGCTTTCGCGGCCTCAACGGTCGCGGGATCAGGTTGCATAGCTTGCTCGTGCGCTCGCTCCTCCGCTTGCCCCTGCCTCACTAATTCTACGATCTCCGCGCCATTACTCAACCCGACAAGTGGTAGATATACGGCGGCGGCCTGCGGTGATCCGGGAGGGCCAAACACGCCCAATTTATACATATCCTGATACTGTTGGCTCTGTGCAGCGGGCGAAGATGCCACGGCACTAGATGACGTGATCTTAACCCTACACATGCCCTGTCCAAGCGCGGAGAACGATTGCGCGGCCATCGCCGGGGTTATGTCGTCATCGTCTCCTTGCGGGGCTGCTGGTGGCGCTTGCGGCGGTGCGGGAGGAGGCGTGCCATTCCAGGCCGGATCAGTTCGCGGCATACCGGGCGTAACGTCCACCGGGCCTGCTTGTTGCGGTAACTGCGGGGCCATCGGCGGCATTGGTATAGGTGTCGGCTTCTGTAACTGCGACTGATAAATGAGCCTAGGCGACTTGTAGAACTGCACCATCAAGGCCAATTCCCATTCCGCCCGCTTTAGGTGGTACTCCTCAATGTTTGTGATGAAGTCCTCAAGCTGGGAAGCGTCGGCCTCTTGGAGCATCTGTATGGCGTTGCCAGCGGTCACTCCTGGGGGTGTCACGCCTTGCGATATGTCATGCACGCCTGAAATGTCGTCGATGTCGGCACTATCAATCCGAAGAAGCTCGGTAATAACGGCGGGCAAGTCTGGGGCTGGGATATGCTCAGGCTTGCCGACACCGGGCTTGTACGTGATTACCTCGTTCGGCATCGCGGCGTCAAACGCATCCGCGCCGATCTCGCAACCCTCGGGTGTGAGTATCTTGCCCCATGCCGTTCGGCGATGTTCAATCGTTCTGGAAATACCCTCGTTGTAGCTCCTCTGCGGGTCGATGAGGTCAGCGACAGCATTGCGCCCGTAGGTTGTACCAATCCCCTTTTCGTAGGCCAGCGGGATGAACGGAAAGTCGTCTTTCTTGTCATACGGCCATGGGTCATCACGGAGCAGTACGCCGTTAGCAACCGTAACTAATCGGCCAGCCGGATAACGCAGGGAAGGCTTCTCCCACATCTCCTTAACGAGTACTGTCTTGTCCGCCCCGCCCGGTTCGCTACCACGCGCATATTCACCGACTGCATTTGCCAAGCGGCTTTCTACATAACCTGCGGCCCCACTCGTGCCAGCTTCAGGCGCAACGTCTAATCCGCCATGGTTCTTGTACTTCTCCTGCACCTCAGCGAGCGGACGGATTTTTGCATGGATCAGCCAGCCCACATCCGCCCATGTTCGCGCCTGCGGGTCGATGTAAAGCTCAAATATCGGGACAACCGGCTCGGCAATCTCACCAATAGGAGCACGTTTAGAATCGATAGGTTCGCTGTCTAGCCCGTATCCCGGTTCACCCTCCTTTGGGTACACCGGAACGTCCGCTTCGGCATCCTTGTCCCAGTAGACCTTAAGGAATGCCGTACTCGTGGTTAGTGAAAGCTGTGCGACTTCCTGCGTCTGCGCTTTACGACGAAACAGCCTGTCAAGATGCCCTAGACCGGCCCTCGCTTGCGCTGCTGCCGCCCTGTCCATCCGTGAGCCTGTCAACGGCTCTACGTCAACGCTAGGTTGCCCCCTGAGTGCTGCTGTCCGGAGTTTCTTAACCTTGCCACTGATCTTGTTACGCTTGTTGCGTACCGTGTAGGGCTTCTTGGGATTGGCGAGGCTTATCAGCTTGCCATCAGCGCCCGCCGTCCCTGGTTGCCAGCGTACAAACTGGTCGCCTTGATACATCGCAAGGCTCTCGTACCAGATTCCCTCGTGCATTCGGCGGTTGTCTGTCGCGTGCAGGAACCGCTTGTCAACGAGTTTGATCTTGTCTTCGTCAGGCTCGCTAGGCTGCGCAGGCTCACGGCCCATCTCAGACGGCGTTAGTTCGCTGTCAACGTTGTTGGGGTCGTTCGCTGTGATTGTTGAGGTTATGGGCATTAGGTAAGATTTACAAAGTCGCCGTATTCGTCGGGCCTCACGTTCGCGCCACTATCCACATGCGCGTAAACGTCTACACACCATGCGTACGACCCCTTCGGCGAGAGTGACGACGGGCCGCACTGGACAATGCGGAACTTCGTCACCAGCACACGGCCAAGCCCCGCCACGGTGTCTATACAGGTCTGTTTTAACCCCTGGATGCGCTCTTGATCGGCTTTGATATTGCTATCGGACGAATACCCGGATGCAGGCCACTCCGTGTCAGCGCCGATGATCCGCAGGTTAAGCTCGATTAAGTCCTCGGTTTTGAGCGCCTGTATTTTTGCGAGGTAGTCATCGTGCACGGGCGAGCAACTCATTGATGGGCCATTGTTAGTAATCATTGATACCGGCTCTCGTGGTAGTCCAGCACATCCGCAGGCATACCGGCCATTTGCGCGGCGGCTATCTGGTCACGGCGTAGGCGTTCGGCGCGGGCGAGTTTGCCGGGGTCAGGGATTGTTACCGCTGGTTTATCAGAAATAACCGTAACGGCATCTTTGACCTTAAGTGCCTCGTGATAGGTCGATACCAGCCTTGACAGCGCGCCAAGCTCCTTATCGACTGAGTACGCGTGGTATCCAGCTAGTACGATAAAAATAGTGAACACACCGTCGATTATGTACTGTGTTACCATTCTTCAACATGTCTCGGCTCGGGGTTTGAGCGCAGGGCGAAGGGTAGGATTTCTTCGCGGGTTTTGCGGTCGTTCGGCACCTTAGCGTTTGGTGTGTCGTATGTCGATATACAGTTACCTAGGGCTACGCAAAGGTGCGAATGTTCGTCGTGCAGTAACTGCTCAATCCGTCCAGGGTGAGGATCATGCTTCGCGCCCATAATACAATCCACCAATCGGCTATTATAGCCACGGTATACAACCATCCCGCTACCATCCTCGCGGATACGGTCGCGGATACCACGGTTACGGAACTTGTCAGCCTCTTTGCCGAGCGCGGCAGGGATGCAGGTTAAACCAGCTTGATGAAAAGCGGTAATGTCAGGTGGGAACGGAACGCCGTTTATCGTTTTCTTATTCCACATCGTTCCATCAGCTATAACACGTGCTGATCTGATAGGGATACCCCACCTGTTCAGCGCCTTAACAACCTGACCTGCCTGCACCTCGTTTTTAAGCTGTGTTTCCTCGTGGCTCTCAAGGATGTGCTCACGGCCCGTTTCGTCTATCGCTGCCAGCACATAAGCGTACGGATCAGCGAAGCCCCAATCAAGCCCTACGCGGAACGTGTACCAATGTGGCGGCGGGTTATCAGGCGTGAAGCGCGGGGGAACAACGAACGGCTCACGATCCTCGAAATCTGGGAAGAACGTACCGCCTACACGTACGTCGTGCTGCGCTTCCCTCATAAACGCCGGGTAGCCCCACTCGTTCATCTGGCTTTCGCAGGTGCTAAGCGGTTGACCTCCCGGCCATGAAGCAGTACCGCCAATTATGCGATACTGCTCAAGGTCGTTAGCGCCGATGTAACTCTCAACCTCAAGGTCATATACGGCGGGCACAGCAGGCTTCACACGACGATTGAGGAGGAACTTAACCCGACCGTCGATCAAACGGCTTATGATGGAGCCAGAGTGTACTTTGTTGCCGGTGAACAGTACCGCAACGTCGGTAGAGCCTGCCGGCAGAATGTTAAGCGTAATAGCTCGTATTTTTTTATTGAGGGTGTCTAGTGTGTCCTCTAGGCTGTCGATATCGTCAAACCAAATAAGGTCAGGGCGGAACTCGTCGATCTTGATACCGCGTAGAGCCGAGTCCATTCCAAACCCCGCAACGTTGAAACCGTGTGCGGTCTGTAGCTGGTCGCGCCGCCATCCACGAGCGCGGCCCATCTTGTTCATCGACGGTTCGGCACCCAGCTTTTCGAGGTGCTTACCTATCGTTGTGATATGGTAGTCGGCTTGATCCTGGGTGAGGCTGACGTACAAACAAAAGCGCCGAGTAAGCTTCGCGCCTACCCTAGCAACGCCTAATTCTCCCGTGGTACTGTTATGAGACACTAGGCCGTTCGTGATTAGGTTGTGATTATTCGCAACCTCTACATCGAACGTTTCACGTAATCCCGCATCAGTAAGGCTAACAACTTTGTCCCAAAATACCTGTGCTGACTCTAGCCACTCCCAGATCGGTAACGGCTCAACGGCAATAGCACGGCGCATTTTAGCGCGTGTGACATCATAGTTCCCGCCTGAAAGATGCCCCGCGCCCTCCCTGCGCAATTTACGATTAATGCCCTTAGGAAGTCCCCTGACAACGCTGTTAGGGTACACGTCCATCAGGCTATAACGATGTTTAGATCGTGATCTTTCGAGCTTGTCACCTTTAAGCCGGAGCGTAAGATTGTCAGCTAGCCTATCCCACGAGTCGCCATCAACTACTAACTCCCATGCGCCTGCAAAGTCATTTTTCCTAACGAGTAAATTAGTGACAACTCCCACATGAGTAAATATCTCACGTAGGTCACTTATGAGTAGTTCGTTGGCGAGGGTTATACCCGTTCGGCCACTCTCAGCAGTAATCCAGCCATCGGTATCTATAAAGGCGGACAGGAATACCCATTTTTGCCGCTCGGACAGACGGAACACCCAAAGAGGTAATCGCTTATTAGTCGAGTAGCACCCACGGATGCCATTCTCTCGCGTCCAGGGAGCCGCACCACTTACGCAATAGCCGTACTTGCCAGTAGGTCGTACCGTGAAACCAAGTGAGTTAGCGCAGTGTTCAAAGTCCTTAATA